TGTGTTGTTTTCCTGAGCGCCCTCACACCAGGCCCGGAGCCCCAAGCCAGGCCGCAGCGCGGCGCGGCGCGTGGATCCATCGCGCGATGTTTCGGGATTGCCTGCGCGGTTTAGCGCAGGTACTGCAGATCTCGATCGGTGATCAGATCCGCAAGCTGTGAGCGCACCGCCGGCACCTGGCCGCGGTACATTTCGAGCGCGGCGCGCTGTTCGGATTCGCTCAGCTGCGCCAGCTCGGCGAGCACGCCGGAATCGTCCGGCGCGACCAGGCCGGAACCGGCCGTGTGCGGCGAGGCGCCGTAACCGACGATCGCGACGTCGCCGCGGTTAATATCGACGTCGGTAATCCGGTACGTCGACCAGTCCGGCGACCATTCGCCGGCGTTGATCCGGAACTTGAAAGACATTTCGTCGATCAGGCCGCTGCGTAGCTTCGGCTCGATATATTGCACGTCCTGATCGGCCGGATCGAGATCCGCCTCGACCAGCAGCCCGCTCGAGTCCTCGGAGAGCCGCAGCGAGCCGTTCGTCGTGCGCGCGATGCGCCGCAGATCCTGATGCTGCAGCACCAGCGGCACGTCGAGATCGGTCCGCAGCAGCGAGGAATTGAACGCGCCGGCGGCGACCTCCTCGGTATAGGGCCCGAACATGTCGTACATGTCGTATCCCGTATTCGTGACCGAGGCATATCCGCGGAACTGCAGCAGCCCGCCGGGTGAGGCCGGGCTGCGCAGCTCGAGCTCGCGGATCCGTACGGACACGCGCGCCGGGCTGCCCTGCTCCTCGCCTGCGCGCCGCTGTGCCGGCCTGTCAGCCGGCGCCCGGACACCGGCGCCCCGCTCGAGCGCAGCGCGCGCCAGCGGCGACCCTGCCGCCATGTTGCGGCGCCCGTCCGCGAATCGTAGAACGTCCATTTATGCCCCCTCGGCAGTAGCAACGGCGCCGGGCGCGGCAGCTGCCGGCACGGTCCCGATGATGTTTTTGTTTTGTGCGATCTGCTCGGCCGTGAGCGGCGGCAGATTGTCCTCGGCGCGCGCCTCGTCGACCGTGAGCTGCTTCGTGTTGACCTTGGAAGCGATCACGTTTTGCCGTGTTTGCGGATCCATACGCAGGATTGCGTCAGACTTGAGCCGGATCCGGCGCGGATTGGGCAGCAGCCGTGAGAGAGCTTCCTCGCGCCTGGCGACGGCCGGCCCGATGTTCATAATCAGCAGCTGCAGGTTCCGCTGTGACACGTTCGCGTAGGTGATCGATCCGCTCTCCTGCGGCGCGTCGATCATGTCTGCCGGCACGCCCAGGAACCGGGCGAGATCCGAGAGGGAATATTTCATTTCCTCGAGGAACGCCGATTCGGCCGCCTTGGCTGAAATGACCTGATAATCCCAGTCCTGCCCGGTGACGAACGGTTCGCCGTTGCTGACTGAGGCCATAAACGTGCGCTTCGCGAGCGCCGCCTCGCCGGTCCCGAGGGTGCGCTTGCTGTTTTTCAGGATCGCGCCCGGTGTGGCCCCGTTCCCGAACCAGTCGAGGGCGAATTGCTGCGCGCTCAGGTAGCCGCCGATCGAGGCCGCGGCGTAAGCGATCGGCGAGAGGCCCATCGGCGAGCCGCTGATCGTGTACTGCCGTTCGTGCCAGATTTCCCACGGCTGATAGATCGCGGTCCCGATCTTGTAATGATCGAGGCGCCGGTTTCGGACGGCGACCGTGACCTGCTCGGCCGGCGCCGGCTGGATCTGCGCCGGCAGGCCGAGGCCGTCGCGGGCCGTGATGATCCCGAACGCGTTGCCCGTGGAGTCGAGATCGACCTGTGTCTGATAGATCCATTCACTGATGCCGATCGGCTGCGCCTGGCCGTCGTCGTGATAGGCCGGAATGACCAGCACCGGCGGCGACGGTACGGCGACCTCGAGGCCGTCGCTCAGTGTCCGGTAAACCTCGAGCGGCATCGATGAAATGAGATCCGCGCGCAGCCGCACGGCCGCCCATACGGCCGAATGGGTCTTTGCCTTGTCCGGAGTGACGTCGACCGCGCCGGCCCGGCGCGGGCTGCGCATCGGCAGGCCCTGCCAGATCAGTTCGGAGGTATCCCGGCGTAGCAGGCTCACGCGACGCCGCCCTGCTGCAGCTGCTCGCGCCGCTTAGCGCCCCGGCGGGCCCGGTAGTCGATCAGTGCCGAGATTGCCAGCAGACAGGCGCCGAACACCAGCACGCCGAGCGGCGCCCAAAACAGGAACGCCGCAGCCGCCAGGCCGAACGCCACGGCGAGCAGCCCGATAAGGTCTAGCGCCGTCGTAACATCTGAGAGCTTCACGCGCGCCCCTTTCGTGTAGGTCAGGCGAGCGAGTCGCCGACGTTGTAGGTTGAGGGCCGCAGTTTCACGTATGCCCAGCGGGCAATCGTGACGGCGTAGAGCGGCGAAATATCCGCCAGCGACTTACCGCGCGAAAAGATCCACGCGTCGCCGGATTTCAGCTTTGCCGCCGCTTTCATCGCGTCAGTGAGCAGATCGTCATCGAGGAACCGCAGCCGGCCGATCAGCGAATCGTCATAGAACGCGCCGACCGCGGCCGCCCGTTCGCGGCCGCTCATTTCGATGACCTCGAACGGGCCGCCGTCGCTATCCTCGACCGCCTCGAGATCCGCGATCAGCGAGCCGGCGGCGCCGGCAGCGTCGAGCGCGATCTGATCGCCGCCATGCTCGCGCCGCAGCTGAATCAGCCGATCGATCACGTGCGAGGTTCCCTCTTGCCGCTCGATTACCTCGAGGAAACAGCGGGCGCCTGGATCCGTCGACTCGGCCGCGAGGCCGATCGAGGCATTTTCACGATCGGGCGAAACATCGACCGTCCATATCGGCGTGCCGTGCCAGAGCCCGGCGGGATCCTCGGCGTCGGCGAGGTTCGACGACCACGACGCGAGCGGAATCACCGGATCCGGCACCTTGGCTTTAGGCCACCAGCCGAGATAGGCGCGCTCGAACTCGTCCGCTTCCATGTTCGTGCGCTCGTCGATGATGTCCTCGAGCCCGATCGTGTAACCGATCGCCGGGTGACAGAGGTACGTGTCGGGATCGTCGGGATCCGCGCCCGGATCGGCCGAATACTCGATATAGCACGTGCGCGATTCCTGGCCGGACTCGACCAGCGCCCGGCCCATCGCGACCTTTGAGCGGAGGAAATTCGACTCAAATTCGCCGGCCGCGCTCGTGATCCATTTCTGCGAGCCCTTGACCGTGATCAGCGTCGGCGAGACGTTCTGCTCGATCCGGTTGTCCCTGTGTGCGAAAGCTTCGTCGATGTGGACTTCATCGAGCGTCGCGCCGTGCCCCGAGGTCTTGGAAACGGCATCGATCTTGAGCTGTGAGCCGTTGCGCCAGCGGACCAGCTCGGAGCCGGCCGCCCATCGCGGTTTAGCCAGGCCGCCGGCGATCATCGGGTGCGGCGCCCTGCTCAGCGGTTCATAGATCGACTCTTTCAGCCGCTCGAGCGCCTTATTTCGATCCTGCGCGGTATAGAGCATCTTCGCGCCGGGCTGAGAGAGGGCCCGGTGCGTGAGCTTGCCGCGCGTCATGGTGGTTTTGCCGGCCTGCCGCAGCACGACGATAATCACGGTGCGATACCAATAGAGGCCCGTCGCCGGATCGATCTCACACGCGACGTCGAGCGCCTGCCGCTGCCAGGGCATCGCCGGCTTGTCGATCATCCCGAACACTTTCGACACCTGGCCGCCGAGGGTTTCGCGCTGCGGGTTTCGCTGCGTCGCCCGGTACGGCACGGCCTCGATCAGCCGGCTCATTCCGGCGCGGCGAGCTCGGCCGCGGCCTTATTCCAGTCATAGGACGGCACGCCGGCGCCGGCGCCCTCGCCGGTCTTGTTCAGCCGGTCTAGCACGTTGAGGAATCGCGACTGTATGCCCGAGGCGAGATCGAACCGCTCGAGGCCGGGGATCTGATCTAGCACGCGTGCGTTATAGCGGGCGAGCGCGAACAGGGTATTTTTCCAGGCCGGTTCGCCGGCGAGCTTGTCGAGCTCGGCGTCGACGATCTGCTCGAGCGCGCCCGGCGCGGCATCCCAGTTGACCGGCGCCGACGATATTTCGATTTCCGGCCGGGCCGCTGCTGCAGCCGGCGGGATGATCCCGGCGTCGCGCAGCCGCTTACGCTCGCGTGAGGCCGCGTTAGCGTCGGCGTGGCCCTTACGGCAAACACCGCAGCGGCCGCCGGCCCGGTAGCCGCTCGCGCCGTGCTTTTTCGCCTTGCACTGCTCAGCCATTGAGCGCCCTCCAATCCTGCTAGATGCGCGGCGATTTGTTCCCGCGCTGCCCGATCGGAGCTAACTCGCGATCCATGATCAACTGCGCCCGCTTGGCGGCGCGCGTCATAATCCCGACGACCGCGGCCGCCGGCAGATCGGCCGGAATGGTGAGCGCGTCAACTTCCTGATTGAACGCCTCGTAAAAAGTTGTTGGATAAGCCATTTTCGCGATCTCCAATCATCCAAAAATCCGCTAGATCCAGCGGCTGTAGAGCACCACCCCACGTTTTTATGGGGAGAGAAAAAAAGGTTTTTGGGGGGGGGTCGACCACCTGGCCGATCCTA